CGATCTATCCTGGGCTCTTTGCACAATCGTAGGTACCGATTTATCAAAGTACCGGCGAGCAGCATTCGCGATGGTGAATGTGATCAAATCCGCCGTCGTGGTAGGCTCAAACGTCACAGGTACGCTAGGCAGAGAAGCAACCAAGACTTGCGACTGATAACCGGCTACAGCCATCGCGTGGCCTTCCTTTCTACGCTACTAGGCGAGAGTAACGGTGCCGTTCATCAGAATGCCAAAATCAACGGTGACCCGGCTCTTCGGATCAGTCTTGATGTTGTAGTCTGTGATCCAGGCCGAGAACGTGTACGTATTCGTGCCGTTGGGCGAGAAGATGAACGTCGTCAGCGTGCGTGCAAAGAACGCGGTTTCTATCACGAGCTGACCATTCGTGTCTGCCTTGTTCCATGACCCGGATATCTTGCACTGCATACCCAGGAGTGTTGGCACAAACGTCTTGGTACCGACAGCAGCGCCACCGGAGCCTGAAAAAGCCGTCGTCTCGTCCGTCTCTATCTTGAATGGAAGATCGTGGGTCTGAATGTCCAGAATGGCGTTCGCGCCAATCTTCAGCGTCGCTGGATATGCAGCTACAGCCATAATGGCATCTCCTATTCTTGTGTGTACACAATGTGCATAACATGTGCATACATTTGTCTATTCTTGTGTAAATGTCTCGTACTCCACACTCGTATGGAGTATCTTATAATCGCCTGGATCGTTCATCTGGATCGCCGCCTGGTAAAGAAAGTAGACCAGGGATTGACTTGCAAGCGTCATCGGTTTTTGATCGAGCAGGAAGTTCATCCTGGCTAGGATCGCTTGAGACTTCGCAAAGCCACCGAACTGACTATCCCAAATGTGCAGTTTGTATGCGGTGAGATATCCCCGTCGGCCAAATGCGTTAAAGGGCTGCTCATGCGCATCGCCCATCGTGATATAAGGGAATGGCTGGCTTTCAGGCACGGTAGCGAAGTCGAACACGGCAAAGGTTCCCATGAGCGGAGTCGCTAGTAGCGCCATGAGCGTCGTATCGCCGGTGAGACGGGCATAGACAGCCGCCTGCACTTCGCCCAAGGATGTTTGCGCGCTCATGTCATTTCCTCAATCGCACGAAGCATCGCATCTGGATGCAAGCGCACGCCTTGCTTCATTTGAGCATTGCTGATTGCGGTCACAGCCTGTTTCATGTACTCGTCGATGATGGACAAGATATGCGCCACTTCGTCTCTATCTGATTGCTTCTCTCGCTCTGAGAGTTGCGCTAATTGCTCGATCAACTCCTGCCTGTTCAAATGCTCACTCCTAGCTCAGCCTGCAATTGCTTGGACCCTGTATCGAAGCCCTTCCTCAAGAACGGCCTGCCCTGCATCTTGCGCGTCCCCTCATGCACCCACAGCGCATAATAAACATTTGTTCCAACCGTGCTTTCCAGGTACTTCGAGTTATCCACATGGAGCGACGCCCGCAGCCGCCCGCCATGATAACCTTTGATGCCTGTGCTTTCAGGCGTGCCTACTGGACAGTTGATCTTAGCGACTTTCTGAGCCGTGAACCCGGCACTGTGTACAGCCTTATTGGCCCGGTCGGCCTGCCTGGTATATTCCTCGTCGATGTTCTTGAATGCCGCTTCCATGCCGCTGATCGTGACTTCATCGCTCATGAATGCACCGTCCCTGTCGCTTGCCATTCTTCCAGGTAGAGAATGATATCGGTGTTCGCCTCGTCGTAGTTACTCACACCGCGTATCCAGTACGTGTGATTGCCGTACATCATGCGCCATTGCACGAGAATGTTGACGCCGCGCCGCCAGCGCATATACGCCCTGCTCTGCACGCCTGGATAGAGTTGTTGCGCCATGAACTTCTCATAAGGTGACCAGGTACGCAACGTTACAGGCACAATAGTCAGACCCGGCACATCCGTCCAGGTGCCACCGCCGACGAAGCCACCTTGCCCGTCTGGTGTGCCGGTGAGCTTCTGGAATTTGGCATAGACCTTGCGCCCTGATGCTGTCGAACTGACCTGTTTGCGGCTTGAGAGCGATGGCATCAGAGCACCCACGTCTTTCTGCCCACGAAGATGTTCCTGAGCTCATCGCTCTTGTCCTCACCGAGCCGGTTTTCATACTTCCAGGCGATGTACTGTAACAACAGTAATTTCAATTCTGGCGGTAGCGTCGTGTAGCCTGCTGTATACGTCAGCCGGTACTGGTAGGCCGGTGGCGGATATTGCAGGTAGACCACGCCAGGAATAGGCAGCGTATCCACGACATACTGCGACACTCCACTGACCGATTGAGGCCACGTCTGCCAGGCTGCGAACGCAGTTTGCCGGTACTCAAACAGGCTCACCGCTACTAATGGTGGTTGTGGCATGGGCAGAATGAACGGCGCCGGGCTAAACGGGTTCGCTCCAAGCGACTCGTTGTACTGGTAGAAATCCTGGTCATAGAGCAAGCCAGGGCCGGTGAGACTCCCGGCATTGATTTGAGGCATGGTCCACTGTGCTTGAAGCGTCTGCGGCGCGAATGATTTGCCTGTCAGGCGCTCCGCATCAGCTCTGCATTGCGAGATCAAGGCGGTGAGCAGCGTATCGTCATCGCCAAAATCCACGCGCAGGTAAGAGCCTGTGACGAGCGACCGTAGATCGGGAAGCTGCACAGGTTCCACTGCTACCGGTACCGTGACTTGCCAATCAAGTTTCAAGCTATCCATGCGCCATGCCTCAATTCCTATGCAGCCGGGAAGATGTTCGGCGCTGCCAGGAGAGCCAGCACGGAGTAGACCGCGCCGGTGGTGACACCAGCTTCAACGGAACGCACGCGCACCCATTGCTTACGCCCAATATAGTCAATGCGCTGCACAACCGTCGAAGCAGCATTAAACGGTAAGAACGTGGCAGCCGTGCCATATACACCCACTTCAGGCGAAGGCATCAGGTCAGCCGCAACCACCGTTGTATAGGTGCCAGGTGCGCCGGAGCCGTTATCGTCGGCTTCTTCGATCACAAAGGTGTGCGTGCCGTCAGTCCACAGTCCAGGAATGAAGACCAGGGCAAGCCCGCTATAGCCGCCATTGCGATAGCGGTTGATATCGGCTCCACTTGTGCCTGTACCCACATACGCTTTGGGCAGAAGCGTTTGGATCGCCCAGAGGTATTTACTCGGGTTTTTCCCGATGACACCCGGAAAAGACATGTGTTCTATCTCCTTTGTCTTTTGTCTGCTCTGTTATAAGCGGCAAAAGGACAACTAGGCCATCTTCAGGACAGAGATCGCTTCAGGAAGCACGACCTTACCACCCACGCGCACACGCGCAAGGTAGGCCACCTGGTTCTGAATGGCGAACAGTTCTTTTAAGGTTTGGAAGGTCAGGCCGACCCTATCCACAATCTGGTAGCCTTGCCCGATATCGCCGAAGATCACAGGCAGCTGACCGGCAGTGTAGACGTTCGCGCCCGAGGTTGGATTGGGCATGTCCGGCATTTCCACGATGGGCCGACCGAAGAGGGTTTCCCTGAACTCGTCACCGAACATCGTCCAGAGTGGGCGGGTCGTGGTGTCGGCAAACAGTCGGCACGCGCCGATGGTGGCATTAGACATCAGCCAGGTCGCGGTAGGCCGATAGCCTGATTTGCCGACGTGCATGAGCGAGATGATATCGGTTGGCAGGATTTTATGGTTAGTACTGTCGGTGCCGACCAACCCGTTCATGCCACCGAAGGAAGCCTGCGCTGCTACCGTCAGGATGCCTTCTGGCCTTGCAACTCCGTTCCCCAAAATGAAAGCAGTGCCCTCTTTTTGCGCGAATTGGCGCGTCAAGCGCTTGAGGATGTAGGCTTCCACGTCAAACACGCTATCCTCGAGGTTCTGGCGAGAAAGTTTGAGGTAACCGTTCAATTCTCGCGCAAACACCTCAATCATGCCCAGGTTGGGGTCAGGGGACGCCTGGAAACCGGTCTGCTCATCCGACCAGAAGATGTTTGTATCGGTCGTACCTTCTGACGGGATCAGCAACTTCTCACCGCCAATAGTCTGCGTATCGGCAAGTGAGCGCAGGGGTGAGATCAAGAACAGTTTCTGGATGAATTTGTCGCTGAGGTCAGTCCCTGCGAAGAAGCCGCCCAGGTCTGCCGCCGCTGACACCATGACTTTTTGCTCTGGTGTGAACTGGTCATAGTCCATGTGGTTAAAGGAGATGTACGAAAGTTCTTCGCGTGTCAGGGCTGTGGCATCGCCGCCTTTGCGTAGGAACTTCTCAATCGCTTTAGTTGCCGGGGGCTTGTAGGAGCCAGCAGTAGAGCCAGGATATCCACCTGCAACGGGTGGGCGCTGCATGGCAAGCATCTCTTCTTTATGCTGCAACACCAGCTTTTTGTATTCTTTGATCTCACCGCTGATCTTCTCGTTGATCTTGTTGAGTTCAGCCCTGGCTTCAGCCGCAATAGGCCCGCCCTGGCTGATCTTGAGTTCGGTCTTGTCTTGCCGCTCCTCGATGGTTTTGACACGCTCATCAAGGTGCTTATTGAGCTTCTGGATTTCATCCGTCAGCTCTCTCAGTTCCGTAAGCTGTATCGCCATAAAAAATCTACCTCCGTTCATGGCTGAAATGTACGTTTCATCCACGCTCGCGGGGTAGATATACAGCGCCCACTGCGTTTATTCGGTTTTATATCACGAAGGGTAGTCTAAGCAGCGCCTTCGTTTGTATTCAATTGTGCCAGGGTCGTTATAGTAACGGGGTAGATAAATCAGCGCCCGTTGGTATTAGTAGTAGTATACCACAGTCTTAAATGCCCCGGAATGAGTTTTGTGCGTGTAGCACGTTGACCAGATCATCCAGCAGCGTATGCATATCCGCAGGAGGCGTTTCCGTGTTATCGTCCTGCTCGTCCTGTTTCTGCTCAGGTGTCGGGTCATTCTCAGATGAGGAATAGACGGGGTATCCTTGCAGGTCTGCCGCCCGTTGGGTCGCTGCCGACTTCAGCACTTCCTTGATGGTCTTGGTATGCTCATGAATACCGTCAACTGCTTTAGTAATCTTGGCATGGTTAGCTGCTGAGATCACCCGACCCGCTTTCGTTTCTTTCGTTTCAGGGTTGTCGTCAGCGCTCATATACATTGGCATGGTAGTACTCTCATCGTCGTCAGGTTGCAGGTACTCGGTCATGTTCAGCGCGATCCCTTGCTGCACATACGCACGCACAGCCACGCCGAATTGATCCAGGGCTGTATCGATATCCTCTGCTGGCCGATCGCCAATCACAAACGCCTGGGTCATGGCGTTCCTGAACGGATACCAGAGATTCCAGAGATCCGAAACCCAGTCCTGTTGTGTCACTTGCGCATAATCGGATGCGTAGTCTTTGGTCGTGATTACAGCAGGCGATTCCTGCTTTGTTTTACCTGTCATAAAAAAGCTCCTCCTCCCGTTTTTCACGGTGTCTACCTGGGCCAGGTCATTCATCGGGAAGACAACGGCGCTTCCCTCCTTTACCTCTACTTCCAGCAAATTGCGGATAGAACGGCCGTCTTCTTTCACCCAGTCAACTTGCTGCGCTATATATCCCATCGATTGCTTGGTAATCGTTCGAGCTTTGAAACTGGCGTAGAGGTCCCGGCCTATCTCAATTTCTTGCAAGAGTTTCACTTTGATGTAGAGCCCTTTACGGTCTTCATCAGCATCGAATATGCCCCCTGGTACAAGACGAGGATTGCTATAATCATGGTTCCAGAGATAGGGCCAGAGATAATCTAGGTTCTGTTCTGACTTGCGCGCATACGAGACTTTTATCGTCTTCTGAAATGCGCCTTTCATCGTGCGATCACCGCCAAAATCGACGTTCCCAATATAATTCAGATAGCCTTCAATGATTCCTTGTGCATCATTGGTAGCTTTGATCTCCCCGCTCAGGATGGCTTTGTATTCTATCGGTCGTTCGATCTTTGGTACTCTCATTTTCTCACCTCTGTTTTAGCTCGTAGAAACGAGTTACTTTCGGTATGGCATCCCTGACCAGTTCAGCAGCCCGCGCCATCATGGCCGCTGTGACAGACGCGCCCTCGGCTTGCTCTTCTAGCAGTAACGCCAGCGCGTAATCATAGGCTTTCTCGCTTACCTGGCTGCGCGAAAGGCCCAGGCTCAGCAGAGTAGCGATATACTCTTCGACTTGTGTGTTCATCGTTTCGCCCTCTTCTCTGCTCGCTTGCGAAACGCTTCTACTCGTCTGCGCCTGTTCTCCTCGCGGTCGAGCCTGCTTCGCTCATCGCTCGTCTCAAGGACACTGACAATCGTTGGATCAGACCGCTTGAGCGCGGCCAAGAACCGCTGTCGCTTTTCCTTGTAAACCTGGGCTTCTTTGTTATTCATCGTTTAGCCCTCAATAGTTCTCTTGCCTGACCATAGAAGATGCGCTTCCACCCGGGATGCACTTCTGCCCAGGACGGCCAACCAATGTTGACGCCATGTGCGTGTGCATTACGCAGATAGGCAAGATACACTTCCCGTACGGTCGCCTGAAACCGTCGCTCATCTCGCTTTTTCATCGCTTTATCCTCAACAATTCGCGGTACTGCTCTCGGGTGACTGCCACCTGTGGGATGCTCCTGGCTAACCGCGTCAACGCTTTGCCGATATCATCTTCCAGGCTACTATCCGGCGCTTGCTCGTAGTATTGCGTACAGCGGCAGAAAATTATTTCCTTAGCAGAAGCTCCGAGCGACGTATCGCCTGGGAACATCAGTTGTTCTCCACCTACATCAAAAGGTTCATCCATGCCTACCGTCTGCCCGTCTGCTTCCCGATGATCGGGTCGTGTGTGCCCGTCGTTGGTTGCCAGCCACACCTTGTTCAGCGAGAGATCAGACGCTTTAGCCGCCTCGTGTGAGCCATAGTTGCTAGCTGCTACTACTTCAGTTGCGACTATTTTTTGGATGCGTTCTTCGGTCTGGAAGGCGTATAGATCATCGACCCTTTTCGATAACTGCGCGATGGACTCTCCGGCCTGCACGCCCTCTTCAAGCGCGCTTTGCAACTCTGCCAGCGTCGTCGCATCGATTTGGGTAACTTTCTTACCCGCCATCGAGAGAAGATAGATAAGCACATCTGGTGAATAGAGGTTAAAATCGATGGCAAGTTGTTTCTGCTCAAACGGCTTCTCATTGTATTTTAAGTCCTTTAGAACGCTCTCACCGCTGTCTGTCCCGACATCCTGGTAAACACTCACCAATAAGTTCTTAAGCGTCCCTTGCTGCTCTAAGACGGTCAGAGCGTGTGCTACGTTGGGGGCTGCATCTGAGACATCGCCTCTACTCACAGCTGCGGCAATCGTCTTATGTTCGTCCTTAAAGTAGTCTTGCAGCCTGCTCACGATCACCTTCTCCCATTTTATCCTTTGGCTCTCGACCGATTTCATATAGGCCGCTTTCTCGTCGGCGGTTTGGAGGTCTAGCACCTTGATTTGTACAGCAGGAGGCAGCATTTTCTGAGGCGGTTGGTTGTCATCCGGGTTACTATCATCCGGGTTATTATCGTCTACCGGGGTTACTATCGTCTGTGGCAACATCGGCGGCGGCTTTGGCGGATTGATCACCTTACCGGCTTGTGCTGCAATGTACTCGTCCAGGTCTTCTACATGCACCGGTACCTGATTAACATACATGAAATCCTTGACGGGCAACGGTTTCTTGCCTTGTATTTCTCTAGCTTCATGGAGGGTCGTAGTACCGGCAGTGAATTCAGCCTGAGCCCTATCAGATGCTTGCCCTTGCGCTTCTTGCAATCGCCTCTGTATAGCTTCTATATCCTTTGGATCGTAACCCAAATACCCACCAAAAGGCGGCACGAGCCACATATTCAAGCTATCTTGAAACATATCCAGAAGCGGCAATTCGATCTCGGTATAGAGCGCATAGCGTGCTTCTTCCTGGTTGCTGTAGGTGCTATCAGCAAGTCCCAGGAGAAACAGGGGGAAATTGAAAAGGATGCCCGCTATATCACGGTCGCTCTTCGTATCTGACTCGATCCAATCAAGCTCCATCGGGCTCATGCTCATACTCTGCCACTTCACACCACCATGCAGTATAGCCGTTTCACCGGCGTTACGCGGGCCCGCGAACTTCTTCTTGATTTCATCCTTCAGGCTCTTATATTCCTGATCCCCGAGTAGTGCGTCAGTCACCCACGCGCCGCCTGGTCGCGCCATATTGTTCAGCAGGCCTAAATTCCACTTCTGGCCGGCTTTCTGCACGTCAACCAGCATAGCCGCTACCTCTATGGGAGACATGCCGTATACATCATCGTTGCCCGCAAACAGTTTATTGTGCATGACAAATGGATCAGGATAGCGTGTGGGAGGTGTGGTATTCCCAAGCTCATAGTAAACTGGCCCATCCTTATCTACTTTGATCTTGGTGAGGTCAGGGCGTAGGTTATATAACTCGTCAAACTTGGCCTTCGGGCGTTGCCATTGATTGATGCCGAGGATATACGAATTGCCGGTTAAGCAATAATAGGCAAGCATCGCTTCTCTGAACTGTGAGCCTGATGTCTTCGGATTTGGCTTACCCCACAGCGTCATGAGTTCGTCATTCGGATTGGTGATCTCTTTCTGCTTCGTGGCATCAGTATAATGCTTCCACTTGATACCAGCTCCCGCCCTGGCAATATATTGCACGACGCGAAAGACTGTTCTTGAGCCGCGATAGCCTTCCTGGATATATGCCCTCATATTCCTTGGCATGGTCGCGGGTGTGCCGACGCCCTGGTTTTGTACCACTACGGCGACGTTAGGATTATCCTTTTGCTGCGTAGAGGTATATGCGCGCCTGTTCCTGCTGCGTCTACTCATGCTTGCACCTCCACGACATTCCAGCAATCGGCTACGTCGGTAGGCAGCACATCAAACACACGGGTGATATTCTCCGGCTGGTATTGATGCACGGAGACTCTGAAATGCGCCTCTGTGACTTCCCACGCTTTTGTCAGCGTAAAGACCATCTGCTGGCGCACCAGATAGCTCATAACCGCGTTGATAGCTTCCATCAGCTTCATTCCCATCCCTCCATTCCGCCTTCGTGCGATGCAGCCCACTCAAATACATTGACTTGCGGGGTTTGGCGCTTGCGGCGCTTCAATACACTGATCCAATTACGCTTATCTAACTGCTCGTTGCTTGGCATGAAAAAATGTAGGTAATCGAATGGTGTGAGCACAAGGGTTTCTTCAAGGTCGGTACCTGCCATGAATACCCTTTTACCGGCATTGTGTGCCGAAATGATTTCCATAAGACACACGCGATCAATACTTTTTTTCTCACCGCGAATAAATATAAGCGTTGTCATAAGCTTCAGAACCTCTTGCCATCTCCGACCTGATGGAAATAGTTCCGGTGCATTAATATGCTTTGCCCCAATAAAATGGCGACCAATCAGGCGATAATACTTCTTATAGCGTTCAGTTCCTCGTATAGCTTGTGGCGTGGAGATATAAATAACTTCCTGTTCGCTCATTCCCAACCACCTCCCTCGTGCAGCTCCGCATAATCTTCTTTAGGGAAATTCAAACGCACAAACTCTCCATTAAATCTAATTGCTGCACGGTCATAAGCCCTTGCAGCTTCCTCTACTGTGGCAAACCCGCCATATTCATGGCGTTTACCTTCCCCCCAAATACGTGCAACCCAAGGTTTTTTAAGCGTATCCTGTTTTCTAGATGGAGAATTCTGTAAACAAATTACTCCTTTATAGCCATGAGAAGCTTGTGATTGTCCTCTCTTGTTATGCTGATTTTGACGCAGTGTTGCTTCGCGTAGATTTTCACGACGATTATCTAAAGTGTTTCCATTAATATGGTCTGCAACCATGCCGTGATGGATAGCACGCCCTAACTTACGCTCCAATATCACACGATGCATAAATACAACACGCTGTTTCTTGGGACCGCCAGCAGGATATCTCTCAGTGCGTACAGCATAAAATGAAGTTCCATTGCTCTGAGCGCGCCAAATCCTATCTGATAATTCAGCATCAGCAAAGCTAATAGAAACGTACAAATTCTTGTCCTTTAATGTAAGTGGAACAAGAATCATGTGAGGATTGTCGTTGAGGCCAGAATGAGGTACAGTATCCATTGATGCATCTCCAATCCAGATGTATCCGGTCGCGGGGTATGTCCAGTACCGCCGCGACACAACATTTTTAGCTCTTGCATTATACCATAAAGCCGCCTGGGAAGCAATTTTAGCTATCATATCCCCAACCTTCCTCATGGGTTTCGCTCCATTCCCACGGGTTTATGAGTACGCCACCTTTTTTGAATAACTCCTGCTCTTGTGCCAGCGCCTCTTGCGCGGCCTGCTCTTTCTGCTCTTCCGTCACCGCTTCGGCGGCAATCAGTTGCTCTATGCTCAGTGTCGTGTCAAGTTCAACCTCGGCGTTCTCCAGATCAAGCACGCCGGGTCTGCCATAGGTGCTGATCACCAGCGCCATCATGGCATGACAGTCCGGGTACTCATCGTGTGGCGCTTTGGGGAAGCTGAACAGTTCTTTCTCCGCCTCTTCGATGCCTTCCATGTTCTTGTTGTGGTACACTTTGCCGTTGCTATAGAGGATAGAGCCAGTAGTGGAACGCATGATCTTATCGGTCTTCGGTTGGAACGGCTTGATCGGCAAGCCTAGCGAGATGAGGTACTGGATCATGGCGAGCTGGTAGCCAACCTTCTCTACAGCGATGATCGAGTGCATAAAGCGTTGGAAGATGAGCGGTATCTGTTGTTGCTGCTCTGGAAAGTCCAGGTGCTCGTGCAAGGCATGGAGCAAGAGCGCATCCTTGTAGGGCGTGATGGCCCACGTTTCCATCAAGAAGAAGTCAGCGGTGCTTTTCGTGGAGACAGCGAGATCAATCACCGCCAGGTTCCAGCAGTCTTTGATAGGAACAGTGACCCGGCCTCGCGGCGTCTCAAGCAGGTAGGACTCGGTCGTTTGGTCAACGGTAAACCAGCGCCGGTCTTTTTCCTTGTAGATATAGCCACCGGATGGAATAGGGGATTGCTGGAACTGTGCTGCATAATTCAGCGGCCCTAAACCGCGCTTCAGTGCATCTAACGCCTCTCGTGGAAACATCGCAGGCCAAAGCAATTCACCCTCTTGTGTTCGTGGATCTTCCCACCCAATGCTGGTGGAGCTTTTACGGGCGGGCTCATACTCTTCCGGCAGGTTCAGATGTTCCCACCCGCCGAGCTTCAACACATGGCCGATCAAATCTTCCTCATGCAGCCTCTGACCGACTATGATCATGGAGCCATTTTCCTGATCGTTGAGCCTGGACATCCAGGTTTTACCGAACCACTCTTTGGTAGCTTCGATGTCAGCAAGTCCAGCCATCGCATTGTTCGGATCATCAATCAAGAGGTGTGTGCCACGTTTGCCGGTGCCCGATGCACGCACCGCTACCGCAATCGAATAGCCGCGTTTATCATTCTCAAAGAAGCCCTTGACGTTTTGCGAGGAGGAGAGAACAAACAGCGGTCCGTAGCGTTCCTGAAACCAGTTGGACTCAATCAGGTCGCGTCGGTTCTTGTTGTCACGTACCGCCATGTCCAGCGAGTAGGAAGCGCACAGCCAGCGGCTATACGGGTCGCTAATCCAGCACCACACCGGGAACAGGACCGAGACAAACGAGGACTTGGCATGGCCGGGCGCGATGGTGATGGCTAATCGTTTGATGCGCCGCTCGAACACGGCTTGCAGATGGTCACAGATCGCGTCGAGGTGCCAGTTCCAGATAAGATCCGTTCCTGGCTCAAGCACAGGCCAGGCTTGCCGTGCAAAGAAACGGAACGATTCTCTGCCTCGTTCTTGTAGCTCCTTCTTCAGTTTTTGAGGATGTAACAGTGCGTTACTCCCCGTGGTGCGCGATGCGGTCATCGATCCTCGCAAGCGTTTCTAACTCCTCGTCGGTGAGTTGCTGCAACGCTGGGTCACGTTGCACCTGCGTATAACTGTTGACATCAACGGTAGACTTCTCGCGGTACTCAGGCATGAGCATCTTGGCGTGGAAGATGAGCAGCGTGTCGCTATGCTTGCGTACAGTCTTCGTAAGCACGCCCAATTCATAGATTGACTCATCCCATCCCTCTTTGCCACGTCGATAGATTTCAGCGCGTAGCACGTCTTTGGCGTCTTCTTTCGCCTGATTATAGGCGAAAGAAAAGTCTTCATCGTGCTCTAGCCAGGTATAGACAGTGGTACGATCAATGTCAGCAGCGCGAGCAGCAAGCAGCACATTGGCATGTTCGGAAAAGGCTTCAAGGAAAAGGCGTTGTCTATCTTTGGTACTGAGGTCTTTTTTAGGTGTCGAATTTTTGTTGATTTGTGCGTGTTTTGCGTCCGGTGTCCGGTGTCCGGTGTCCGGTCTGTCCCATTGCTCTTTGTACTTGCGCTCCGCAATCGTGGATTTGCCAACACCATACTTTACTGCAAGTTGGCGCAAAGATAGACCACTTTCATACTCTGTCCTAATCTTTGCCCAATCAATCATACTGCATCTCACTATATGGGCGATAATTGACAAGAGGCATGTCCAAGCCATAAGCAAAATACGTGATCCAATATTTTTCCCTTCTCGATGCATCATAGAAGGTTAAACCCGTCTCTAATACAGAAAGAATAGGGAGTAAAACATGCGAACTTAAGTCCGATATCCAAGCAGTCTTAGCGGGATTTGATTCATCATGTTCTAGCCGGAGATGTGAGCCAAAACGCCTAATTACATCTTGGCTCATACCCACATAGCGAACTAACTGATCTCTAGGATCAATGAGGGCATAGATGGAATAAACAGCTACGGCCTTATCCGTGTGGGAGTGTTCTTTATGAAGATGTTTCAATCGCCATTTGCGTTCAGCGCGGGATTTATTCCAAACGGGATCATGTGTCGTGAGTGACCTTTGCCACTGCTCATGGCGAGCCCGCCGCAAAATGGTTGCCGGGGAACTGCCATAACGCGCTGCAATTTCACGTAAAGAGGCACCCTGCTCAAAGCTCTGTCTAATCAATTCCCAATCGGCGTTGCGGGGCGTGTTGTCTTGCGGTATCATATCCATCGATACGTCTCCTTGCAGATGTATCCGGCTAGGGGTGTTAGCAGCACCGCCTAGCGCAACAATATTTGATGCCTCATTATAGCATAAGTCGGCTTGTGGGGCAACTTTAGCAACAACATCGCGCAAGGATGCCCCTTGCTCGTACTTGGATTGAATTGCTTTCCAATCGACCACGGATCACATCCCTTTCACCTCGTCGATGAGCCTGTAAAGCCTGTTCTACCGCTATTCTACGCTGTTGCATTGCTACTAACAACAATTATAGGAAACGTTGCCTGCTTGCTTACTCCAATAAAAAACGGCGCCTCAATCCGTAGATTGAGAACGCCGAAAACAGATTTTTTACTTTACGTGACACGCTCTATAGCAATAGTATAGCCCTGGCTTCAGTAAAAGTCAATGAGGGAATGGAAGCTGAGCCTCTAGTGTACTCGTTCCCCTAGCATACGGCCAAATGGATAGAGTCCGTATACCCTCATCGCCTATCCCGCGAAACCGAGCCATTGCAAGAGGCTCTTGTATCCGTGTCCAGCACGGCTTCTGGCTTGCTTCCCTGCCAGTACGCACTGTTAAAAAATTGGGGATAGATAGCCCTCATCGGAGTCGAACCGACTTCTCCCCACGCGACATTTTCGATGTCAGCGGTGTGGTATTCTCACCGGAGTCATTATTCGAGCTTCAATCATTCGTTTTGGGCTTGCGTGAGTGCAGGGGCCAATCCTCAGTGATACGTGCGATGACTGGCTTACCCCAGCCACGAAAGACGGCCAGGAGATCACAGAACATGCCCCTTTTGCCGACCTCTTCATCTAATTGTTTCACCCAGGTCGGGGAAAGGTGTTTCAGTCTTACCACTGGCATTTGGTCAGTATCCTGGTCGCTCAGCATAGCAAGTCGCACCCTCTAGAAGTCTATGACCGATTATATCATATTTCATTGGTCAAATCACTCGTGATGTTTTTCTCCGCCCAGTCTTGCATTACAGAGAATGCAGGTAGGGAAGTATCCTCGGTAAATCCTATTCGAATCAGGTAGGCCATCTTGCCTTCAAGCACATACCGCTCTCTGAGGATAGTGTGCGTTGAGTTGCTGATATGTGTGTGGAACTGCTGGAAAAACTTTTCATATTCTTGTAGTGCCAGGTGACGCGCGGTCAGTAAATCTGTATGTTTCTTAAGGATGTACAATTGTCTTTGCATCTTCACCTCCTGTTTTTTTCCATTATATACAAAATGAAAAGCCCTCCGGACGTTCCGCACACAGAGGGCTTGGGTTGTCTGTGCTTCTATGCGGTTGTCAATCTCTTCCGGGAGCCTCACCCTCTTTCTGTTAAAAATCCCCGCTTCGGTGCTGTTGATACACTCTGCGGGGCCGACGCTGTTCTAGGTCTTATGGTACCTACCCACCTGCGCCTGGGGTCATGATGCTACATGCTCATCCTAGCATCCGGGCATCAGGTTGTCAATCAGAACTCCGGCGCAAATGGATCGGGCTCGACCCACGTGCCATTGAGCTTTGCCACGGCTTCAGCGAGGCTCCTGCATAGTTCCCGGGTCTGCACATTGCTGAAGTATTTCAGATGCTCGTTGATATTCACCTGCTCGTCATCGATGATCAAGAGATCAGTTGCGCCATAGAGCGCCTCCAGCGTTTGCACCATACCGGCTTTCCAGACGGTTGTTTTCACGTACTGGAAAGCTGATAGTTTCATGACCAGCTCATCGTCGCTATCATAGACGGTATGCTCAAACAGCCAATGCGCTGTAGCGTCTCTCATCGACTCAGGCCGTGATGTCAAGAAGATAACTTTATAGCCAGCCTCTTGTACGCTTAGCAACGCCTCATTCACACCGTCGATCAGCGTGTCCTTCGGCACCTGCGCCGGGTCAAACACGGCCCGCCAGTAGACATTAGTTGCTTCCCGCTCATCATAATAGGGGTAGCCGCCCGTCTGCTTGATATAGGCTTGTTTCACTTCCTCCGCTTGTGCGAAGCGAGCATCCACATTACAAATCACGCCATCAAGGTCAATTATCGCTAGTTTCAAGACGTTCTCCTTGCTGGCCTATAGGCCGACCAGCGAGCCAGCTAATCGATTAGTTTTGCGGTTCACACCAAAAACACCTACAATCGGGCGCATGGGTTCCTGTCTCGTAGTCCTGCTCTTGCGTCCGTCGTTCCCAGTGACAAATGCAATCAGGATTTTCGCACTCGTAGCCGTTTTCGGCCAGGTGTCTGTCAACAACGATTTGCTCTTCAATAACGGGGATTACCATAGATGCTTCCATACCTTGTCCTTTCTAATCACAAGTATGATCCGTTACGCTGTCTTCTGTTCTATCTTCCACACTTACGACATGTTGAACGGGTATCGGGATTATGTTCCCCACATTCACATACCCAACTATTCATCTTGAACTCCTTTTCTAGTAGCTCAGCAAGTCACGATACTTGTGGAATGGACGGGAAGCCGCTTGTATGGCGGCTTCCTCAGGCATAGCTACTCTTTGGGAACTGCCAGCCAGATAGCAGTCCCTTTCATGATTTGCACTTCTGGCTCATGCACGACCCTAGACGCCTCGGATGCATAATCCTGGCGTGCCTGCGACACCGCGTTGGTCTGCGTGTCGCTTTCGACTTCAACGACGAGCGCTCGCACTTTCTCCGCGCTCGTCCCAACCCACAACGTAACCACAAACGTCATGAGCGGGCGCGCCCGCTCATTGCGGTACTCGTCGAGCGGGAAATGCCCGCGCGGCTGATTCTCTTTTCGTAACATTGTCTTGTTCCTTTCTTCTCGGATGATACCGAGCAACTTTTCGCCAATTTCAAGGTTCCATTCCCGGCTCATGTTCGGGCCTTGCGCGTCTGCCATGTACTTCTCTCCTGAGTGTACCTAACCTTCTCTCAAACTACATGAGAGAAATCTGTGAACTGCCTACGAGAAATCTCTTACACCGAGTAATCGCTCATACATCAAGAGGCTTTGATCTTCTTACGCGCTAGTTCCCGCTCGTAGGCGAGATGTGCCCGCTTGCAACGGAAACAAACGCGAATACGTTGTACGCCGCCGATCGTGATTTCGTAGAGCTTCGTGCATTTCTCCATGCAGGCAGGGCATATCTTCTTAGTCATCGATCACCTCCTTTCGTCACGGCGGCTTTCTTTTGTGCCGCTGCAAGTCGCTCATGCAGGGTTTCCCCCTGCTTCACTGTCAAGTCCTGGTCAGCAATGTACGCTTTTCCGAAGAGGCTACTCTTCCAGGCTTCCCAGCGCTTGCGTACATCGACCTCTGCATCGAGCCCTGTCCAGAGCCAGAAATCGCTATAGAGCTTTTCAACGTCTGAAGGTTTCATGCGCTCAGGGAATGCAGGCGAACCGTCCCCGTTCGTCAAGTGTTCAGTGCCAGCAGCAGCTTTAGGTGTATCGGCTTCTATTCCCTTACGCCCGTTATCGGATACCTGGCCGCGATCTAGCGGCATATCCGCCAATCGCTCGCCTTCGTCAAACTCATCTCCGGTGAACTGCGTGCCGAAGCCAAGCATAGCAAGAGCGCGGCCAACCGCGCCGGTTTCGGCTTTTTCGATGTAGTCAGGGAAACTTGCGGCATGTTCGGATTTCGTGCCAGTAGCCCGCCCGCCCTTACCATCGGTAACGGTAGCTCGGAACCGCGCATAACCGCGACCATGCTTCATCACTTTTTCAGACCGGCGCGTTTCTTGATTCCATGCATACGTCTCTTCTTGTACCTCCCGATCCAGGTCGATAACCACTTCTTCAGTATCGACCGTGCCCTGGGGGTGTTTCTCCCTGAACCAGACGAGACGCCACGCTACTTGTAGGTAATCAGACGAGCCGTTTTTGTTCTTGATTTGCATTAAGTGATCGCTCGGATTGAATGGCATTGCCTTGATCCTTACCAGCCACGAGAATTGCGGCTAGCGTTATCGGCTGCGGATTGCGCCCGTTCTGCTTTACGATCTACATCATTCACGCGGTATTCCAGGTTATCCAGGTCATTGCGCAATCGGTAAATCTGACTCTTGACGCTTTCCTCAGATCGCTCGACATGATCAATACTGGCATACTCATCGTGCTCGTGGTTATCCATGTCGCGCTCAAGTGCTTCAATGCGCTCCACGAGCGGCTTGATTGCCTCTTCGATCCAACGCTTTACCATTTCTCTCTCTTCTTGATCCATCGATTCTTTCTCCTTGAATTCTTCTCGGAGGAAGAAGCGCAATTCCTCGCGCTCATCCTCCAACATTCTTTGCCAACTGTCCATTAGCGTAGCAGACTAAAGCCGCGGCTGGTATGGTTGAGGCTGCCGCGCTCGTCGATGGGCCGAGCGGCTGATGCCAGGTTGGCTACCGCACGCTCTTCTGCCGCTTGCAGCCGGACTGCCGCGTGGCGCCGTGCCTGCATCACCTCTGAGGCCGCACGAGCGTGCTTGCAGGTGGTGCCGCCGCGCTGGTACTGGCAATGCTCGCCGTTGCAGGTCCAGGCCAACCGTTCCGAGTCCCAGCGCACTTCGTGGTAGCAGTCGCGGCAACTGTCGCTCTTCACCAGGAAGAACTTCTCGCCGGTGACTTTATCGGTGACACGGTAGATAGCCGCGCTCTGGATGGTTGCTTGTGTCTTCATAATCTTGATCTCCTTTGTGTTTCACTGTCTATATACATTATAGCCTATTCGTAGCCATATGTCAACACTTGTAGCCACTTATTTGGCATCTTTCGCCTTGACACGCCAAAACTCGTATGTTATAACTAGGATATCAGCATTTATCACAATGAAGAGGTGACATGAAAGAAAAATACATTTCGCTCAAGGAGGCAACAGAAAGGCTTGGTGTCGCTCGTGGCACCTTGCGTTACTACCTGGATCACCTGAAGATCGAGAAAAAGCGGTTTCCGCTCGATAGACGCGCCTACATGAAGCTTGAGGATTTCGAGCGTATCTGGCAACTTCGCCAGGAAGCACAAGAGCGAAAACAGCAGACGGACAAGCAACCAGCGGTGAGGTCTAACGTCGTTCCGCCCGCGCTCTCGCTGAAGCAGAAACCGCAAAACTCGTAGTGCATCATACAGTAGAAAGGAAGAACATCATGGCAGAACTCTTACGTACTCGTTGCTCGCAAGGTAAAGTGATTATTACCGATACGCATATTATCGTCGAACTCGGCTCCATCAAATCACAGACGATGGCACGCTCATCATTCACGGCCCTGGATAGCAAGCTGGCAATGTGGCTGCCCGGCATGAGTCGCCACAAGCTTATCATTCATGGTCAGGGCGGAGAACGTCTCAACGTCGGCATGGTGAAAGCCAAAGATGCTAAACGCATCAGAGCGATACTCACCGGGCGAGAATAAGAAAGGCAATAGTATGTTAGACACCGTAGGACTTGAGCCGTTTGTCAAGCTCGACAAAGACTTGCGCACGGCCGCGCAAGTCCTCTCATCGGGGGAAGCCAGATTCATGGTGGACGCTTACTACCAGGTACAAGGCTACCGTATCCGCTTTGGCAATCAGATACGCGCCTTGTCTGAGTCAGGCGAACCACACGACCTCATACGCTGGATGTATAGCAATACGGAAGGCTTAGAGAAGAATATCCAATCTGCTCTGGATAAGTACAGTAAGTCGAATGTTGTTGGCAAATGGGCCCGGTCTATTATCGGGATTGGCCCGGTGCTGGCCGCTGGCCTGCTGGCCCATATCGACATCACGAAAGCGCCGACCGTTGGGCATATCTGGAGTTTTGCCGGACTCAACCCGAATGCTTCCTGGGAGAAAGGCCAGAAACGCCCCTGGAATGCAGAACTCAAAGTGATCTGCTGGAAGATCGGGGAGAGCTTTGTCAAGGTCCAGAATAACGAGCGTGATGTGTATGGCAAGCTGTATGTAGCGCGTAAAGCGCAAGAGCAGGAACGCAACGAAGTGGGTGCATTTGCTGAGCAGGCGGCGGCGCTTGTCAAGAAAGTGGGTAAGGAAACCGAAGCCTATAAAGCATATGCACAGGGCAAGCTGCCACCTGCGCACATCAACGAGCGTGCTAAGCGGTATGCGGTCAAGATGTTCTTATCACATCTCCATTGGGTGTGGTACGAAACCGAATATGGCACATTACCGCCCAAACCATTCGTTATTGAACACATGGGACATGTTGACCTCTTGAAGCCACCTAATTGGCCGATGGAGGACGACTAAGCCAAAAAGGTCGAGAGTACCAAGGCTGAAGAGCGAGCCATCTTAGCAGAGAGTACCAAAAAAAGCGAGCGAGCCACTTGCAAGGAGAGTGCCACAGCAAAAGAGCGAGCTATCCTATAGGAGAGTCCAGACAGTGTGAGCGAGCCAACAGCTTGGAAAGTACCATGAAAGATGAGCGAGCCATTATACTTGAGAGTACCATACATATTGAGCGAGCCAATGTGCTGGATAGCATCATACCATACGAGCGAGCCAAGTCTTTGGAGAGCACCAGTGGATGTGAGCGAGCCGAATGTCGAGAGAGTACCAAGATGATAGAGCGAGCCAGGGTTTACGAGAGCACCATTGATGAAGAGCGAGCCAGTCCCTGGGAGAGCACCATCGTAGCGGAGCGAGCCACATGGCAAGAGAGCACCTTAAAAGGAGAGCGAGCCAGGAAGAATGAGAGTATCATAATGCAAGAGCGAGCCATTCGCCCAGAGAGTACCGCCATCTGCGAGCGAGCCATCTTGATAGAGAGCACCAATAGGCGCGAGCGAGCCAAGGTATCTGAGAGTACCATTGTTAGCGAGCGAGCCACTCCGGATGAGAGTACCAATGACGCGGAGCGAGCCATGTTACAAGAGAGTGCCAAGAGGTTAGAGCGAGCCAATGACCATGAGAGTACCATCGATGCAGAGCGAGCCAACGTCTGAGAGAGTGCCAAAGTCAATGAGCGAGCCATTCCGTAGGAGTGTACCAGGAAGATAGAGCGAGCCATTTAGAGGCCATACCTGGCTTCAAGCAGCTTTGCGCCTGGGTCAGCAACGCCGCCGATACGCTGCAAATAGCGGAATGTCGTATCCAGGCGTTCGTGATCCAGCAGGTCTTTGATGAGGAGGATATCTTGCCCGGCCTGCTGGCGCTCATGGGCTGCGCCGTGGCGAAGTGAGTGTAAACTAAGCCGGTTGACATCAAGGTTTGCGGCTATCGCATACTGTTTGAAAAGGGTATTAATATAATCGTCGTGCAACGGTTTGCCTGCTTGCCCGGGTTTCGTCGAAATGAAAATGAAGTCGTCCGGCTGGATGGTGAAGAGCCTACCGGATGACTCAAGATAGCGCTCGATGAGTTGCCAGGCACGCGGCGGTAGCTCTTTCGTCTTGATTTGCCTGTGCTTGCCTTTCGGGCGATAGCGATAGACATGGCCGGTTCGCCTGGTTCCGTCGCGCTCGACAATAATAGCGGGTTCGATGTCGCGCCACCGGATAGCGGCAATCTCGTTGCGCCGCCTGGCTGTCCAGAAGTAGGTAGCGAAGAGAGCATAATCGCGCTTACCTTTGATCGTATCGCCGGGGATCGCCGCAAAGAAGCGCTTGAGTTCGTCGGTATTCATCGAGCGATAGGGCGCATCAGGCTTGAGGTAGCGTATCCCTTGGGTTGGTATAGCCTTCTGGTAGATAGGTTCGCCATTGGCCTCATAGGAGCTGGCGAAGCGATAGAACGAGGTGAGGACACAGAGGCGTTGGTTTTTCGTGCTAGCCGAGGCCTCGCCGCCAGGGTTACATCGTGCGATACTTGGGCTTTGCATGAAAGCGAGGACATCGCTACGAGAAACCTCGTCGGGCTGCTTGCCACAATGCTTGAAGAATCGAGCAAGGTTTGAGCGATACGTCTCGCGGCTTGGCTCGGAGCCGGAGATATCATAGATCGATTGCAGGAACGCAGACGCGCACTCCTGCCAGGGTATAGGCCAGGTATTAAACATAAGGTATCCAGGTGTGAATTGGCGGGAAAGGCTCCCGCCTCACGCCTACATGGTTGCATAAGGGGATGCAGTACAGACCTGGTTACAATCTATGGGGAAGGTGCAACACCTGTATCGCAAGTGTAGCATACTTTACATAACGTTTCCAGTGACAAACGTTCCAACGGATATAAAAACGTTCTAGTAACCCAAAGAGTGTTTAGGGCGCTTTAGCTGTTTGCGCATATGATATGGAGATTTGTTGGCAAGTGGAGCGTGCCGCTCTGTATAGAAGTCAATCCAGTATCTTTCACGGGTGAAGGCATACTGCTCATTTTCAGTCGTCTCAAGAATGCTAAGAAGTGGCTGTAAGCCCTGTTGAAGGAGCTCCTGTAGCCAGTCATAGGCTCCGCCAAATTTACGGTAAAAATGTTGAGACAGGCGGTATTCTGGCTGCTTGCTCATGCCGATGTAATGAACAGAATTATCACGAGGGTCGATCAATGCATAGATGGAATAGATGGGGAAAAGAAAAGGTTGGGCGTGATACATGGTCTGGCCTCCATTATTACTCGACATAATGTTATGTTCGAGTTTTAACGTAAATGAAAAAACTGTCATAAAAACCTCTTGAAATTTGTAGGGTAGCATGGTATTATGTGCTTGTCTGTATTATACTACATTTCAGTACATCTTGGTACAGCGAAGGATACTCATGGAGACGATAACACTGATGCAGCCGTTGCTTACGCCGGAGGAAGTCGCTAAACGGCTCAGTGTGCCTGAGCGACGGGTGTTCATCTGGTTACGAAGCGGATACTTACCGGGGATTAAGATCGGCAAGGAATGGCGGGTTGACCGTGCCGAACTGGAAGCCTTTATCGAGAGAAACAAACCGCCCAAAAAAGACGACTAAAAGCAAAAGCCAGAGCGCTTGAAGTTTGCCGCTGCAACGCCCTGGCCCTGTTGGTTTCTTTGTCATTTATTATAGCATAGAAACAGCAAAGAAACCTATCACACACCCTTAGAAAGGGGAGCATATGATACAACATAGTATAACGCACTTTCGGCTCTCACG